CTTTTTGTTCGTCCATGATGATCTCCTTAAACTTGAGCGGCGGCGTATGCGTCGACGTATTGAATTTCAAAACCAAGGGCCTTGATCGTTGCGATGTCTTCAGTGCTGAAGGTCTTAGTACCGGCGAGCTTCGCAAGCCGCACGGCAGTGGCGTTGGTTGGGTCAGGGTAAAACTTCATGACGCCGTAAACGCATTTGATGGTGAGAAAAACAACTGGCATATCAAGCTCCTACTGGTGCAAACAATTTACGACCTTCGCGCAAGAACACGCGAATAGCTGCGGCTTCTTTGTTGTCCAACTCGTCGTTGTCCAACATCTCTTTCATCACGATTGCCATGTCCAACAAGCTCATGCCGTAGACAGCGCGTTTGTCGTTGAGAATTTGAATTGCTGTTTTGATGTTCATGCTGCTAACTCCTCTGAAAGTACACCGGTAATGTCCCGGCCATTGGCCAAACGGCCGCTCATAAAAATACTGCGTTCGATTTGTTTTAACGTGGGCAGATAGCAACCCGAGTAATCTGTCCACTGACCACACTTGCGCGTGCCTTCAAACCAAACCAAGTAAATTGCAAATTGATTTTCTGGGTGACCGATCGCGCCGACCGTGTAAACCTGAGCGTCTTTGTGTTCGGTCCGAACAATCAATTGGTTGAGGTAAAAGTCTTTGCGAGTAAGCGTTTTTGACATGTCAATTTCCTATGCGGCAATTCGCGCCGCTGCGTTGGACAAGGTGTCCGCTACTGCCCTCGCTAAAGGGCAGTGACTGAAACCTTGGAACAGCCAAGAACAGGTTTGGCTGGGGCGGGGGATTACCGACGTGCCCGTTTGATAGGACCTTTACGTGCTGGTTTAGCTCACCGCCTCAAGACTCTTGCCCTCATGGACTCTGTCTCACCAGAACATCTATCGGTCGTCTGGAACGTATCCCCTTGTCGGCTGGGTGGGGAAGCAAGAACAAAGAACAATCAACCGACAACTGAAATGTAACACAGTGACAGGCCCTGTCAACTATTTTCTTGATTGTTGCTAAAATACAACAAAATAGTGTTGTAAAAATACAACAAAAAAAGATTGACTTTGCCCACTTGACTCGGAAAACCCTCCCGGCTAACATGTGCACGCGCAGGTGCGCCCGCAAAAAGGCGTACAAACCTACGAAAGCCGCACTGCGGCTTTTTGCCTATTTGGAGCCCACATGGCCGCTAAGACAATCACAATCGAAATGGCCGACGATGGCAGCATCACGGTCAGCACGTCAGAGGGCGGCGAACCCTACGAGTGCAAAGACATCGCCGAGTGCCGCAAGTACGTCGACATGATGCTTTCCGAAGAACAAGGCGAAAGCCCTGAAGAGCAATCCACAGAAGGTCCCGAGGACTACAGCAAGATGTGGAATCAAGAGGCGAAGAGCCGTCAACCCCAACCCGGCCTCATGGCCTAATTTCCGGAGATAAAAATGGAACAAAACTACGCAAACCCCGCTTCCCGTAACACTATGCGTGCCGCTGGCGGCATGACGGCCAACTCGGCCAAGATGCCCGGCGGCCCAGTGGGCAGCAACCAGACCCAAGGCGCTGGCCAGATCCCCGGCAAGGTCTCCGTGCCGCTGCCCGGAACCAATGAGACGCAACCGGCTTACACCGGCGGCATGGCCAAGACGCCCGTTGGCTTCAACAACGGCATCATCAACGGCATGATCTGATGCCCGCGAAGCCCGGTCTGTACGCCAACATCCAAGCCAAACGCGAACGCATCGCGGCTGGCTCGGGTGAGCGCATGCGCCAGCCCGGCGACAAGGGTGCGCCTAGCAAGGCCGACTTTGACGAGTCGGCTAAAACGGCGAAGACTGGGATTATTCGCAAGGCGATGGGGTCCAGATGAAAACGCCCGCTTGGCAACGCAAAGAGGGTAAGGCGCCATCCGGCGGCCTGAATGCCAAAGGCCGCGCCAGTGCGAAGGCCGAGGGGATGAACCTCAAGGCACCCGTGAAGTCTGGCGACAATCCTCGCCGGGCTTCGTTCTTGGCCCGCATGGGCAACATGCCCGGCCCGGAACGCAAAGATGGAGAGCCTACGCGGCTGTTGCTTAGTCTCAACGCATGGGGCGCCAGCAGCAAAGCCGACGCGAAAGCCAAGGCCCACGCGATCAGCAGCCGCAACGAAGGCCTTGTTCGAGGAGCGATGAAACATGCCAAGTAGACGAAATCCAAGCAGGGCCGCTGACCTAGCAGGTGCGCCGCCCAAGCTGGCCACCCTTGCCGATCTGGCCATTCCCACGGACGTGGACACCGGACACCGGCATGCTCGGCAGCGGGCCAGCAAGAAGCCGATGGGCATCAACCTCAAGGCCGTGGCGGAAGCCTGCGTCGACGAGGGGCTGGATCCAGCGGTGGAGATTGCCAAGGCGCTCAAGGCCACGATCCCGATGTGCCGCAATGGCCAGCAGGTGTTCGACGACAAGGGCCTGCCAGTGATGGTGCCCTTGCTGGACGTGGACACGCGCATGCGCACCCTGAACGAATTTTTGCAATACACGCAGCCCAAGCTCAAGAGCGTCGAGGTCAAGATGTCCGGCAGCTTGGACCTGACCAGCGAACAGCTTGACAACCGGCTGAACATGCTTTTGGCCAAGGCCACGACCAAATGATCCAACTGGACCGCATCGACACGCAGTTGCTGGACGACGACGAGAAGCGGGAGCTGTACGAGCTTTTGCGCTTGAAGGACATCCGGGCCAAGCGCAACCGGCTGCTCACCTACACGCCGTACCGCAAGCAAGTCGAGTTCCATGCAGCCGGGGCGGATTTCCGCGAACGGCTCTTCATGGCCGGCAACCAGCTTGGCAAGACGTGGGCTGGCGCCTTCGAGGTCGCCATGCACGCGACGGGCCGCTACCCGGCTTGGTGGAAAGGCAAGCGCTACCCCTACGCCATCCGGGCGATGGTTGGATCCGAATCGGCTGAGCTGACTCGCAAGGGCGTGCAGCGCTTGCTGCTTGGCCCACCAGAGATACGGGAGGAGTGGGGCACTGGCGCCATTCCGCACGCATGCCTACGCGACACCAGCATGAAGCAGGGCGTCCCGGATGCCGTCTCCAGCATAGTCGTTCGCCACGAGTGCGGCGAGGACAGCGTGATCCAGTTCAACAGCTACGACCAAGGCCGCACCAAGTGGCAGGCCGATACGGTCGATCTGGTGTGGTTCGACGAGGAGCCGCCGCTGTCGATCTACTCTGAGGGCTTGACCCGTACGCAGGCAACCGCCGGTCAGGTCTTCGTGACGTTTACGCCCCTGCTAGGCATGTCCGAGGTGGTCAAGCGGTTTTTGCTGGAGAAGCCAGTCGGATCGACCGTGACCAACATGACGATCAGCGACGCCGAGCACTACACGCCCGAGCAGGCAGCGGCCATCATCGCCAGCTACCCGGAGCACGAGCGCGAGGCCCGGGCCAAGGGCATACCGATTTTGGGATCTGGCCGCGTCTTCCCCGTGGTGGAGGAGGCGATCAAGATCCGGGCTTTCCCAATTCCGCCGCACTGGTCGCGCATCGCGGCCATCGACTTCGGCGTCGATCACCCGACCGCCGTCGTGTGGCTGGCGTGGGATAAAGACAGCGACATTTTGTATGTGACCGACTGCTACCGTCGCAGTGAGCCCGGCATCGCTGGCCACTCGATGGCCGTTCGGGCACGCGGCGAGTGGGTGCCCATCGCATGGCCGCATGACGGCTTGCAGCGCGACAAGGGCGGCAGCGGAGAGCAGTTGGCCAAGCAGTACAAGGACCAAGGCCTGAACATGCTGCCCAACCGGGCTACGTTTGAGGACGGCAGCAACGCCGTCGAGGCCGGCCTGTCCGAGATGCTCACCCGCATGCAGACGATGCGCCTTCGGGTGTTTGCCCATTTGGAAGACTGGTTTGAAGAATTCAGGCTATACCACCGCAAGGATGGCATGGTCGTTAAAATCAGCGATGACTTGATGTCTGCGACACGGTACGGCATGATGATGCGCCGATTTGCCAAGACACAGGAAGAAGCCGAAGGCCGCATGCGCAACAGCCGCATGGCCCCGACGCTGGCTTCACATATTTTTGACTCGGTCACCGGGTATTGACTTTCACCAACAAAGGAAACCATCATGGCTACTATCAATCCGACCATTGACCGCGACGCCGTTCCGGGCGTTATTCTCGTAACTTGGGACGCCATGACGACCGGCGACGTTGGCGGCGGTATTCCGCTTGCCTTTGCGGCCGACCTGACTGGCCAAAACACTGGCTCGTTCG